AGTATGTATATTGGAAGCCTTGTTCCCCATAGAAATAAGCCCCCCCGCATCCATTTTAATATTAACACTTGAATTTTTAATTTCTATATCTGTCTTAGCTTCAACAGAAAAATTTGTTCCTGCTGTTAGTTCAATCTTTCCTATACCCGCCCAAATCTCAACATCACCCGCATAAGTAGTAACATCCAGTCCACTTGCACTTAATTCTAAAGATGATGCTGATCCTGAAGGACCACTATGTAATTTAATCGGCATAGCTGGGGATGAGGCCTCAAAAGTAATTGGTTTTAATACACATACTTTTTTTATTCCCGCACCAAAGATACCCTTTACGATTTCATTTGAACTTCCTTCTACTGTTACTTCACAATCTGCTCCTATATTCGTTTTAGAACTTCCCGAAACAACTTGTTCGTGATTCTTGGCTTGTAATTGAAAATCACCATACTCTTGTACACAGCTTTCACCAGTCATCGTTATTGGCCTTGATTCGTCTCCAGCGGCCATTGCCATTTGTTCTAATGAAAATTTTGATTGTCCTTTAGCTGTTCCAATGATTGTAAGATTTCTTGCTTTAATAGTCATTTCACCATCTTTTAGATCAACATTATAATTTCCTTTAGTCACTTCCATATTTACATCGCCATCTCCAGCAAATTTTATATGATTACTCCCACCACTTCTAGAATTATAAACATGGTTCATTGATCCTTCAACATGTTTTATCTCATCACCATAAATGTGAGAATGAACATCTGAGTCACAAAGAGAATAAGATTTACCAACAGTATTATCGACCCTAGAACCGTCAGGTAAAAATTCAAGAAAACTTTGAGTCCTATGAAGTAGTCTAACCCTTTCTCCTCCCGGAGTATCATCTAATTCAAATAGATGTCCACTTTCAGTATATGTAACATGATTATAAGGATATTCAGGATTAAAACCGTTTGGAGGTATAGCCCAAGGAGCTTCATCTTTTGCCGCTTTTTCAATTCCTGTATGCAAATTTGACTGAGTTGCACCCAAACTTCCTACGATTCTATGAGCCGCCATTTCAACTTGAGATTGAGGATGAGTAGAAGATTTTGGATCACTTCTATTCAGTTTTCTTGAAGTGGCATACTCATCTAAAAACTTTACTCTATTTAAACCAAGCAAATTTGTTGCAGGTAAAGACATAATTGGTACACCATTCCCATCAAATATAATTCTATTTTCATCAGGATTTCTAGAAAATACCTGAGAAGTCATCATCGGAGAATTATTTTTGGAAGGAAAAGCCAAAATCGATCCCCGAGGCCCCCCGAACAGGACACCAGATTCTCTTTTATAGATATTTGCTTGAATTTTCGAGTCATCTTCATTTTTTCCAAACCAAATTCTTCCACCTTTCATCGGAGTTTCCCCTACAAAATCATAATGTTCTTCATTCGCAAAACTTTGACCGTGTTCTATAACTTTTGCAGGAATACCTGTAATAAATCTATCAATATAAAGAGGAGGGTAGGGGGCATTTCGTCTTTCATAGATTGATCTAGAATCGTTAAATCCTCTATCAGGATTTGCAATATTTTCAGGTATACCCCCAGATGTTCCTAAGACAACTGGTTCTTGTGCTTCTCTTCCATCTCTAAAAAATCCGAATACATGAGTTCCTTCTACTAATCCAGTAGGAGTAGTTCCAATTCCAGATATTGCCGCCGAGGTTACTGGCTGAATAATATCCGCCCAAGGAAGATCACCTGTTGGTATTAGTGTTTTATCATCTGTATGAAATCCAATACATCTTACCTTAACTCTTCCAAGAAAAAGCGGATCTTTTCTATTTTCAACAACACCATAGAACCAGACAAAACCTTCTGTTCCCATAAAATCTTTTACATCATTATCGTTTAAAATAGTTGAACTATTCATCACCTGCTCCCTCCCAGTAGTCCGTTGTTTGACTCGATTCGTCTATTGATGATTCATCAATCGAAGCCCCATACCCAGCATGATCTCTTATAGATGTCTTTGACAGTTTAGAAAATAACGTATCTTTTGCTAATTCCATTGTTGTTAGATAACTATTGCCGTGTATTACTGCATGTTGAACTTTCGTTATTAAATAATATCCAGTATAAAAAGAATGTTGTTCGTCTGGATAATAATTCGAAGGATATTTTAGTTCTATTATTTCACCAACAACTCTATTATGATCACCTGGTATAGTTATTTGCGTTATTATATTTCTAATTTGTCTTGATTGAGAATAACTTTGTATCAACCATCTCTCCACTTGTTTATCTACAGAAATAGCACCTTTGGAGTTATCTGTCATAACATTTTGTAATAACTTTGTAATCATTTTTTCATTATGTTGAAAATTTGTAGATGCATACTTATAAAATGTTTCAGATGTATCCATTCCATAATGCTCATTATTGGTCAGTGGATATTTTTCTCCCTTTTTTCCAACATGTCTAAAATTATTGAATTGAGATATATAATCATATTCATAATAAGTTACCTTATGATTTGCTTTGTATAATTTATTAGTAAATCTTGCATCATTAGTAAATTTTGCATCAGAAGTGGGTGGTGGAACATGTGGCGTAGATGATGATTGATTTATAGAACCAATTCTTTGAGTTGTTGGATCATAAGTCAACAATCTTCCCGAATACATTCCTTCAATTAAATTATTTAAAACATTAAAAGTAGATTGTATTTTGTATCGAACAACTGTAAATTCTTTTTGAAGTGGGGTGGAATCTATAATTTCAGATGGTCTTATTACATAAGAAACCACTGGCACCTCAACTGATGATGTCTGTGCCGCCTTGCTGATTCTTAGGGCCTTTTGAAGACCATAATCCATGCCAGTTGCTTCTAATTCTGCTATATCAGAGTCTTCAACTACAGCAGGAGACTGAGTTACTAAAGGATGTAACAGATCGGACAATGTTTTAAAATAAAAACCAAATTTATTCTCATAAAATACAAATTTTCCAAAATTTGCACTTTTTCCTCTTTGTTGCATTTCAACATTTGAAGCAACAGATTTTTTAACAACCATATCTATTGCTTGAAAAGGTCTTACTGTAGGAAATACAAAATGCATTCCATAAAAAGTTCCATCTGAATCCCCTTTTTTGTCAGAATGTAATGTTTTTGCATCAGTAACAAAAGAATCTGATACTATATACTTTTCATATATGTCTGCAATAATAGTAGAGGCCAACTCAGATTTATATGATTTCGATACTCTATTTCTTAAATTTGCAATAAACTCATGTGAACAAAATTCCAATACATAAAATCTAGTGGGCCCCTCTTCTATAGTAGCGGATCTTTTAACAATTGTAAATGTAGCATCCCAATCCGGACCATCTAATAATTTATTTTTTAACTGTATACGTATTGTTTCTTGTCCAATAAAAGGAATTCTTTCGTCTAGTCCAGCGACATCAAATATTTTTACATCACCAGTTATAACATTACTTTCAAATAAAGATTCGTTTATTGTGAATCCTGCAATTGCTGAATTATTTTCAGAATCGATTGCATAGGGTATTCCTTTATAATTTGTAAATGTTATAGTCCAGGCTGAATCGGTACTAAAGTTAGAATCGGCTTCTGACATATTATATCCTACTAATTAGCATAAATGCTTCTTAACTCATTCATAATCTGTTTGGAATAAGTATTTTCTATTAAAACAATTTCTTTTTTTTGATTGTTATTCATAATTTCATAATCATAATTGTATATTATTTTTCTTTCTGTAATAATAAGAGCATCATATGTTTCTTTATTAACGATTGCAACCTTTTCCAAAATTTTACCTGTATCCGCCGTTGCTTTAGTGCCGCTTCTTAATATTCGTTCATAATGATGTATTTCTGTTCTTGCAGAATCTATCGAACCATATTTTTCTTTAATAAAGTTTGATAGATCATTTCCAAATAAAGGCCATTCATATAAAGGATCTTGAATTTGATTTGCTAAAAATATTAAGAAGGTATAATCTGAAGATCCATAATATTGAGATGCTATAACATCGGGTCTTTCGAATTCTTTTATTCGATATGGATAATATGAAGAGATATTTTTTAAAACTTCATTATTTACATTTACTCTAGACAACAAATTTGTTGCAAGTGTGCCTCTAATAGGTTTAACTTTATCCATATTATAATAAAATGTTTTATAATTTCTAAAAAATTCTGACATTAATAATCCTCCGCATGTGATCTATCAAGGGTAAAGTTTTCTTTAAATTGAAGCTGTAAACCTATTGTTGTCGGTAGTCCATTTTCTTCAAAAAATTTAGGTGAATATTTTGTTTTAAGTGATACTAAAAATGAATTTCCTATACGATGTAAATATGTATTTTTTTCCAAATTACTATAAAATTGAATTCTATAAGAATTAGGAAAAGAAAAGAAAGCAGAATTCATTTTATTCGCAATCTTTAATGTTGTTTTTTTAGCACTATTATATGCTGGATGTCCTGGTGACATGTTCTGTCTATCATATGATACTACTTCTGTCACGGGATCCGTAGTTTCTAGGTCTAACTGATTCAATCCTGGTAGCATTCCATATTTTAAATTTGTTATAATTTTCATAAGCGTTTCAGATTCAATCGCAGATTTAGGATTAAATTCAAAATTAAAAGAATGTTCCCGCAATTTTTTTATTCCTGTAAATATAAGAGAAGTATATGGATTTCTTGCCTCCCTCATAGACATAGATGCTATTTGCTCCCCTTTTGCACTTGAAGGAGCTAATGATCCAAAGGCACTTGCTACATTAAATTTAATTCTATTCGCAAAATCTCCTCTTAAATCTTTACTATTATAATATGGAGAAACCTGTTGTGCTACATCTTTTCCCATTCTTCCATATAAATCCATAGCATTTTGTAGAAAACCACCGCTTCCTTCAGTTGCAAAAGAAGCATAATTTTCTCTTAAATCATTTGTTATTTGTTGTGCATTTTGGGATAAAATGTCCCCAAAGATACCCAAATTCACATCAGAATAATCCGCAGAATATTGTGTTTTTAATGAACCAACAGGCAAATGTAAAACAAAACTTTTACCCCGATCATAAAAATGACTTGATTCATTACCAGAAGTAACTTCTCCGAAACCAGTCTGTCCATTAAATGCATCATTACTTTTGCTGGGCGGATTGAATATCAATTCTGATATTACCATAAAATGTTGCAACCCTTCAGCCGTAGCAATCCCCTTAGGATATTCAAATCTTTTTGCGCCTACTATTCTATTTAAACTACTACTCGGATCTTTTCTTCTGGCCATATTATTCTCCGCTCATACCATACATAGCACCATAATCTTCTAAACATCTTTCTTTAGTATAAATCTCAGTTTCTTTAACAGTTACATTTAATGTAGCAGTTAATGGAGCATTTGTTCCTTTATAGAAAGTAGGATTTTGCGTTCCTGCTGAATAATCAATTGTAAAATTCTGTATAACTGCTTTTCGAATTTTTATTAACTTGTCCTTATTTGTTTTACCATAATTTCCAGTAGTAGGAAAAAATGAAATATTAACCTTATCGGGCATTGTTAAAATACCTGTACTTTGAGAACCCATTTCATCGGTTCGGTTTGTTCTTATTTTTTCTGGTAACATTGCATTTTTAAAAGTTTCAATAATTTTTTTTATATGTTCACTTTCATGGGCCCTTTTAGGTATAAGAACAAAAGAAAAAGAAAATTCTCTAAATCCTACACTATTAAATACATTTGTAATATAAGGGTTTTGTATTGTATTTAATCCTTTTGCAACTCCTGCTTTTAAACCAGGAGTTCCACTTAATACTACATCTGAAGCTATTCTGGCAAATGTTCCTGCATTAAAAGAAGATAGTCCCGTTTTTGCAATATTAGATAACCGGTCTATGCTTACATTTCCTGCTGAAGCTCCTACTGCGATTGCGCCAACAACATCAAATTCGACATTATCATATTTTACATTAATAGCATCATTTATTTCTGGAAAAGGCAACACTACACAAGAAGAAATTCTTGATTTCCCTTCTTCAAGAGTAATAAATTCAAATAAACAAAATTTTCTTGATTCTGGTTCTGCTCCAGAAGACCCAATATTTTCTGGAAATCTGTGAACAGGAACACCTGTTCTTACATTAATTAGTCGTGCTAATTTAGTGGCCGCATCTGTAGACATTATTCTCCTTGTTATACATAATATTTAGCATGAGTTACAAAGGAAAATATAAAGTAAAGAATCTAAAAAAATATAAGGGAGATCCTACTAAAATAACTTACCGTTCTTTATGGGAAAAAAAATTCATGAATTATTGTGAAGGAAATCCTATGGTTATCGAATGGTCAAGTGAAGAAGTAGTTGTGCCCTATAAATCTCCTATTGATAAAAGAATGCATAGATATTTTCCTGATTTTTGGATTAAAATAAAAAGGAAAGATGGTCTAACAGAATGCATTGTTATAGAAGTCAAACCTAAAAAACAAACATCTCCTCCCAAAAAACCCAAAAGAGTTACTAAAAGATATTTATCCGAAGTATACACATTTGGTGTAAATGAAGCAAAATGGAGGGCGGCTACAGAGTTTTGTAAAAACAGAAAATGGAGATTTAAGATCATTACGGAAGATCATCTTTTTTAGCTAAATATAACTATGGCACAACAAGATCAAACATTTTTAGATAGATTAAAAAATGCACTAAGAAGAAATGAGGGGCAACCAAAAACACGTAATGCATCACAGTGGTTTCGTAGAAAAGTTGGCGCCCTGAGATCAGAATTGAGAAGTAGATTTAGTGAAGTCGATACTGCAGACGAGTTTTATAAAACTGCTAAAAAATCAGGCACAGGAACAATATTACCAGGTGCGATGGCATCATATTTTTATGATCCAAAAACTAAAGAAAAAATGAAATATTATGATAGATTTCCATTGATCTTGTGTGTGAAAATGTATGGTAATGGATTTCTTGGTTTAAATTTTCATTATCTTCCACCATTGCTTAGAGCAAAATTGATGGATGCTATTGATCGTTCTAAAAGCGTAAATTATGAAGCACTTTCAAGAATTAAAGAGCTTAAACCAACAGTAAAAAGATATTTATATAAACACATAACATCTAGAGTTGTAATTGTAGACGAAGATGAAAAAGAAATTGCATTATTTTTACCAACAGAAAGATTTAAAAAAGAAAACAAACTTGTCGTTTGGGGAGATAGTAGGAGAATGATATAATGCCTTTAAACATAGACACATTTAGAAATAATTTAGCGTTTCATGGTGGTCCTGCACCAGTCAATAGATACGAAGTTACTATTCCAAGATTCCAAACCAGTTCGTTAACTCTTCTCTGCGAACAGGCAGAACTTCCAGGTAAAACCATACTCACAGTTGAAGATAAATTATATGGACCCGTAAGAAAAATAGGTTATGGTCAAATGTTTATTGATACTACAATGACATTTATTTGTACGGCGAACGGTTGGGAAGAAAAAGAATTTTTTGATGATTGGCAGAATCAGATAGTCGATCCCGAAATGTATGATGCTTCATACTATGAAGATTATATAACTGATATTCGCTTAAAAACGTTTACAGAAGGAAATCAACCAAGCTATAGCATAATTTTTATGGAAGCATTTCCTTTAAATGTAGGGGCAATAAATTTGGGATGGAGCCAAAATAATGAATATGCCAGACTTAGTGTTACATTCGCATATCGAAGATGGAAACAATTGCCAAAAGAACAAGATTTAGGCGGTTCGCTTGGTCAGTCTGAAGGATTTCAAACATAATTAAAAAATGGAGATATAATGAGT